CGACCCAACCACGCAGTACTGCAACGTAATCGTTGGCTTCAACAACGAAATCTTCCGCAGCAACGGCGCTGGCCCAACTGGCATCAGCTAAGGAGTAAGGTGTTATGGCTGTTAATCTTAGTCAGATCAGAGACCTTCTCCTCCCCGGACTACGTGGGGTAGAGGGCAAGTACGAGATGATTTCATCTCAGTACGACAAAATCTTCACAAAGCACGAATCAAAGATGGCTTTGGAACGCACGGCAGAAATGCGTTACCTTGGCCTTGCTCAGCTTAAGACTGAAGGCGGACAGACCGCTTTTGACTCTAATGCTGGCGAACGCTTTGTGTTCAACCAAGAGCATACTGAAATTGCTCTGGGTTACGCAATCACCCGTAAGGCGATTGATGATAACCTTTACAAGACACAGTTCATGCCATCTAACCTTGGCCTTGTTGAATCGTTTCAGCAGACTAAGGAAATTTATGGCGCGAATATCCTCAATACGGCAACGACGTACAACGCAGCAGTCGGCGGTGACGGTGTAGCACTTTGCTCCACGGCGCATCCTATTGACGGTGGTACGGTAGCTAACACGCCAACGACTCAGGTTGACTTGAACGAAGCCACGCTATTGAATGCAATGATTGCAGTCCGTACGAACTTCAAAGATCAGGCTGGCTTGAAAATCTTTGCTCGTGGCCGCAAACTTATTGTTCCTCCACAGTTGGAACCAGTTGCAATCCGTCTTACAAAGACTGAACTGCGTCCGGGTACAGCAGACAACGACGTCAACGCGATCATGATGACGGCGGGCGGTCTCAGTGAAGGCTACATGGTCAACGACTTTTTGACCTCGGCTTACGCTTGGTTCTTGCTCACTAACATTGATGGTTTAGCGTATATGGAGCGCATCAAGTTTGAGACCGACATGCAAGTTGATTTTGTCACTGACAACTTGCTTGTTAAGGGTTATGAGCGTTACTCTTTTGGCTATTATAACTGGCGTTCAATCTTCGGTTCGTTCCCAACCTCGTAAGGAGAAAGCAAAATGTCTATTACAGCATTCTCCGGTCCAGTTATCTCGTATGGTCAGAACACGATTGGGTCTAACCCGTCCACGACTGACTATAATCCTGACCTCGGCCCGTCCCTTTTTTGGGGCGGTGTTGGGCGCATTGATCCACGTCCTAACTTCAACTACATCCCCGGCCAAGCTGCTGGTCAATTTACAGCAGGTTTTGGTACGACGGATGTTCAGACGATCAGTTACGCTCCGTATACACTTAGCACTTCCGCAATTGCGGCGGCTGCAAACGTAGTATCCGGCACGGCAATGACGCTTGTTTCAACAAACTCCACCAGCACTGGTGTTTCGGTCAGCAATAGCTGCACGAACTATAACACTGGCGCAACGGTTACGGGTTTGTTGATGGTTGATGGCTTTGCATCCTTCACGGGTGTAATTGCCAACAGCATTCTGACGGTTTCGTCCTTAACGGGTACGATTTCCATTGGAATGACCATTTCTGGTACGGGCGTTAACACTGGCACAACCATTGTAAATCAATTGACGGGCGCACCGGGCGGCGTTGGTACTTACACGGCTCAAGGTGATGATACCACTTCGTCCACCACGATTACTGCACAAGCAACTGGAACGACTGCGTTAGCGCAGCCTTTCGGCTTACTTGGACAGCCTTCGTCGGTTTACTTGTGGAACCCACAGGCACTTGTTGCCCGTGCGGTTAGCGTTACAGGTTCTGCATCTGCAACGGGCGGCAATATTACAATCAACGGCTACGACATTTATGGCGTGCCAATGAGTGAAGTCATTGCGGCTCCAGCAAGTGCAACAACCGTCAACGGTAAGAAGGCGTTTAAGTATATATCGTCGGTAGTTCCGGCATTTACTGACGCGCACAATTACTCCGTTGGCACGACTGACATCTATGGCTTCCCACTTCGTTCTGATTTCTTCAGTGATGTAGCAATTAACTACAACGCTGCTGCGATCACGGCAAATACGGGATATGTTGCAGCAGTTACTACATCTCCTGCTACGACAACCACGGGTGACGTTCGTGGGACGTACGCATTACAGTCGGCGTCAGATGCTTCCAAGCGTCTTGCTATTCGTCAGTTCATCCTACCAGCAAACATGAATTCCACTACGGGATTGTTTGGCGTTACACAAGCTTAAGAGGCGAGTTATGAAGAAAGTATCTAAGTCTGAACAGGACGGCACATATGGGGAAAAGTACCCCGATAGTCCGGTGACTGAAGTTTACGCAGGTCAAGGTTCCCACACGGAGCATGAAGCCCAAGAGCGTAAGCACGGTGGCCGCACGAAGCGCAAGAGTGGTGGCAAAATTGCTCATCTCAATATGATGAACAAAGAGCATCACCATGAGCATCCAAAGGCAGAGCATCGCGCAAAACGTAAGCGCGGTGGTCATGTTAATCACCCAGAGCATGAAATGCATGGAGAACACTCCAAGCAACGTGCAGATCGTAAAGCGCGTAAAGCTGGTGGTCAGGTAGGTGCAAATATGCATCCATTGTCTACGGCACACGCTGGTGCAGAGCCAAAGGGCCACAAGTCCTACGAGCCTGAAAACGATTAATAAGAGCGAGGGGGCGTAAAAACCCCCTCACTTTTCTCATGGGTGTAGTATGACCGCAGCATGGACACGCTCTGAAGGTAAATCGCCGTCTGGCGGGTTAAACGCCAAGGGACGCGCTTCTGCTCGTGCGGAGGGTCATAATCTTAAGGCGCCGACGAAGGATAAAGAGAATCCCCGTCACGACAATTTTTGTTCCCGTATGACTGGGATAAAGCGGAAAATGACTGGCTCGGCTAAGGCTGCTGACCCAGATAGCCGCATTAATAAATCACTTCGCAAGTGGGGCTGCTAATGTCTAATAAGCCATTTTGGGAAACTAAGCTGCCCAAAGACCACCACACAAAGCACTTGTCGCATAAACAGGAACAAAGTGCTAAAGCTAGAGCAAGGGCGGCTGGTCGGCCATACCCAAATTTGGTAGACAACGCTGCGGCGGCGCGGAAGAAGGATAAATGAAATGCGTTCTATAAATATTGTTTGCGGCCCATATGCAGCGCCAAGCGCAACAAATATTCGTTCAGCTTCGTCTATTGCGGCGGCTGGTACGGTTACTTTAAACGGTTCATTGGTTTCCGGCGGCGTTGCTACGTTAGATAAGCCTCGCCGTGTATTGTTTACATCGGCGGGTAACGATAGCGGCATTACCTTTACCATCAATGGAACTGATTGGAATGGTACGCCAGTAAGTGAAGTGTTGACGGGGGCAAATGCCACGACGACATACACAACTTATGATTTCAAGACGGTTACTTCGGTTGTGGCTTCAGGTGCATCGGCGGGTAACGTCAGCATTGGAACAAACGCCATTGCATCTAGTCGGCCAATATTTTTGGACCTTTATGCTGACAACAGCACGTATATCCAAACGGACACGGGTGGGTCATCTGCTATTACCTACACCATTCAACTTTCGGGTGATAATCCAAACAATGCTCAAATTGGCATTGGGACTGATACGTATTTAAATGCCCGTTGGGTTAACTCTGGAACGGCGGCATTGGTTAACGCCACAAGTGCGCAAAATGCTAACCAAGCAGGTATCCCGCAAATGATCCGCGTCTACATTAGCAACGCGGGTTCAAGCACAACCGCTTCAGTTCAGGCAACATTTAACCAATCCGGTATGGTTTCCTACTAATTTAAGGCAAGGTTGGTATGACCACGAGCGGCACGTATGCCTTCAATCCCAGCTTAGGCGAAATAACACTGTACGCCTTTAATTTGGCTGGGGTTAGAAACACGGCTATTGCTCAGGAGCATATGGAATCGGCTCGTATGGCGACCAACTTAATGTTGTCGCGTTGGGCTAACCAAGGCGTTAATCTTTGGAAAGTTGAACTTGTGACGGTTAATCTTGTCACAGGCACTTCTACGTATAGTGTTGATCCAAACGTAGTTATGGTTTTGGATGCGTATGTCACGACGACGAACAGTGGGCAAAACATAGATCGCATCATTCTTCCAGTAAGCCGCACGGAATACGCATCTTATCCAAATAAGACCCAGCAAGGGTTCCCGACGATCTATTGGTTTGATCGCCTTATCAGCCCTACTGTGACGGTTTGGCCTGTTCCTAATACGACTAATGGCCCATCTACATTATCATACTATGCTGTGACGCAAGTTCAGGACAGCAACTTCACGGGCGGACAGACGGTTGATATTCCGTACCGTTGGCTGGAAGCATTTGCTAACGGATTGGCTTATCGGTTGGCTCGTATATGGAACCCGCCACTCACTCAAATGCTGAAGCCAGAGGCAGATGAGTCGTATGCGATTGCCGCGCAACAAGATACAGAGTATGTATCTATGTATGTATCACCGCAGGTTTCTGGCTACTGGCGCAACTAAGGGGGCGTAAATGGGTTATGCCTCACAAGTTGGTCGCGCAAGAGTAAGTTCCAAAAATCCGTTAGCCTTTGGCGTATGTGACAGGTGCGGCTTTTTATACAATCACCAAGACTTGGCTTGGCAATTTCAGTGGGGAGGGGCAAGTTTAATAAACCAGCGCATCCTTGTGTGCCGTCCTTGCAATGACGTTCCACAAAATCAGTTACGTGCCATTGTCCTACCCGCTGATCCGGTTCCTATTATGAACCCGCGCACGGAAGGTTATGCTGAAGCAGAAACGGACAACATTACCATTAACGCCCCAATAGTCACTGACTTTTGGACGGGCATTCCAATCCCGCCGACTACAACTATTTCCACGCAAGACGGCCAAAGTGTTACTAAGCAAGTTACGGGAAAGCCAACTGACTTAAACCAAAACGCAGTCATGCCGCTTGTTAACGGAGTAACATATCGCGTCACTCTGAAGCCTTTGTCTGTGTCATCTCAAACTGGGACAAGCACGATTACGGTTACATTCTCGTCGGCGCATGGTTTAAATACCAATGACCAAATTGCGGTGCAGGGGTTAACAAATAACCTTGCTGACGGCACCTACAGCATTACCTATCAAACAGCTACATCCTTCACATATCAAGTAGATAATGCTATACCTGCGGGTGGGTTACTTCAAGGGACGACTTTAATGGTTACGGCTCTTGTTGGATTGCCGTACAACTACAATCAAATACCGCTTACCGGGGTCTAGAAATGGCTAATACCACTTTAACCAATCTGCCTACGGTAACGTCCCTAAACGGCACCGAGCCACTGTTGGGCGTTCAGAACGCAAATTCCGTACAAATTACGACAAGGCAAGTTGCTAATTACACATTAAGTTTGGTTGGCATTGGATTGCCAGTTACGGTTCCTAATGGCGGAACTGGGCAATCTTCATTTACCTCAAACGCGCTTTTAATCGGCAATGGCACGGGCGCGTTGCAGGTTGTGCCGCCACCGTCTGGGTCTAACTACGTTCTGGTTGGGTCGGCTGGTTCCGCTCCATCTTGGCAAGCCACAATTCCAGTTACGGCGGGTGTTGACTCGGTTTCCTTTGGTACGACGGGATTAACACCCAACACGGCCACTGCGGGTGTAGTGTCGGTGGGGTTTGGTTCATCTCCGACTGCGGCGGGTATTTACAGCCCAGCAACAAACCAAATTGCACTTAGCACGAATAGCACACGCCAACTTCTGATTGATTCAACTGGCGCGGCCACATTTACAACGTCTGCGACATCGCCACTTGTTATAGCTACAGCTTCTCGTACTGCTACGGCAACAACTGGCGCATTTAGCTACGGGACAAACAGTTTTTCTGATACGGGTGTTTTGGCGTCGTTCCAATCCAGCGTAAATAGCTACAACCAAGCTATAATCCAAAATACATCGGCTGGCGCTTCTGCGTCCGCTGAGTTTATTGCGTATAACGACCAAGGCACGGCTTCCACAAACTACGCCACGGTTGGGATTAACTCATCTGGGTACACCGGAACTGGGTCAATTAACGCCGCTGGGTATGGTTACTTTTTAACAGGGTCAACTGATCTTGTAATTGGAACTATCGGCGCAAATGCGCTTCACATTGTTACCAATTCCTCTGCCACAGACGCTATAACCGTTTCATCCTCTGGCGTTGTGTCTCTTGGCACTGCTTTGGCGGTAACGTCGGGTGGAACTGGGCAATCAACGGCACTTACGCAGTATGGCGTTGTATATGGCGCGTCTACGACCGCTATGGGCATTACTGCGGCGGGTACTACGGGCCAAGTTCTTTTAGCAACAACAGGTGCCGCACCATCTTGGGGCAGCCTTTCTTCTTCAGCAGTAACGTCCATTACGTTTGGCACGACGGGTCTCACACCTAACACGGCAACAACTGGCGCTGTGACGGTTGCTGGTACGTTAAATGCCGCAAACGGCGGCACTGGTCAGTCAACTTACGCTGTTGGCGATTTACTATACGCCTCCACAACGACTGCGTTGTCCCGCCTTGCGGATGTCGCAACAGGTTCCGTGCTGGTGTCTGGCGGTGTAAGCACTGCCCCCGCGTGGTCTTCGTCACCTACTTTGACGACATCATTAACTACGCCAATTCATTATGGCGGCACGACGGCTTCCTCCTCGTTAACCTTGCAGTCAACATCCGGCGCGGGAACAACGGATAGCATTATCTTTAAGGTTGGTAATGCCGGGGCAACTACGGCTCTTACCATTGGCACAGGCACGGCTGGCAGCTTGACCTTTGGCGGCACGGCGCAGCGCTTCCTTGCCGACTTTAGTAACGCCACGGTTATTAGCCGCTTTGCGTTCCAAACAAGCACGACGAACGCCACAACGGGCATCTACGCCCTGCCAAACGGCACGTCCACGGCGGCTTCTTGGCAAGCAACCAACACGGCTGACCCGACCAATACATCCAAAATTCTTATTGCAACCAACGCATCTACTGACGTTCAGTTGGTGTCGGGCATTAACGGAACGGGTACATACCTGCCACTGTCGTTCTACAACGGCGGATCACAGCAGATGCAGTTGGGAACGGCTGGTAACTTGGCGTTGGGTACGAGCCAAAACGCTGTTGCAACGGTTAACTTCCAAACATCGGGCAATATTACGGGCGGCACAACCGCATATGCGCATTTAAATAACGGCGCAGTACAGTCGGGCGTTACCGCGCTTTCAGTTAGCTATGGCTCAACGATTGCCGCCGCTGCCGCTTCGTTTACAATTACTGAACTTGATCACTTTATTGCCAACCCAAGTTCTGGTGGTGCGGGTTCAACCATTACGTCGCAGATTGGCTTTAATGCCGCCGCAAGTCTTGCAACGGCGGGTGCGGCAACTGTTACCAATGCTTATGGTTTTTACGGAAACATTGCCTCCGCCTCCAATAAGTGGAACTTGTATATGGCAGGTACGGCCAGCAACTACATGGCTGGTGCGCTTGGTATTGGAACAACGACGACATCTGCTGCCTTGCTTACGTTGGCAAGTACGACAACAGTTGCAATGGTTACGCCTAATATTGCTGAAGTTGCAACGGTATCGGCCACTGCCGCGACTGGTACGGTAAACTTTGACGTAACCACTCAGTCTGTTCTTTATTACACCACTTCTGCGTCGGGCAACTGGACGCTTAACGTGCGTGGCAATAGCGGCACATCTTTAAACACAATGATGTCCACTGGTCAGTCCATCACAATTGCGTTCTTGGTAACCAATGGTGCTACTGCCTATTACCAGACAGGTTTTACGATTGATGGTACATCCGTCACACCAAAATGGCAGGGTGGTACGGCTCCAACATCAGGTGACGCAAGCGCAGTTGACATATATACTTTCAGCATTGTTAAGACGGGTTCGGCTGCATATACCGTCTTTGGCACAGTAACCAAGTTTGCATAAGGATAAGACGGATGCCAACGATTATCACCCGTGGAGCAGTATCGGCAAAGGCTTACGGCTTTGGTGTATCTGGTGGGTATTCGGTAAAAAACTCACTGCGCTTCCGTTCGTCTGCAAGTGCTTATTTAAACAGGACTCCAGCCGCAGCATCCAATCGTCAAACATGGACATGGAGTTGCTGGGTAAAACGTGGAACATTTGCGGGAAGTAATCAAAACATTTTTTCTGCGGGTAGCAATACAAGCGGCCAACAATCTTTGCAAATATTTATTGATTCCAACAATTGTTTAAATCTTTATGAAACAATTTCTGGAAGTGCCGCTGATATTCTTTATGTAACTACTCAAGTATTTCGTGATCCATCGGCATGGTATCATTTTGTAGTTGCAATGGATACAACTCAAGCAACGGCAGCTAATCGCACTAAAATTTATGTTAATGGCGCACAAATTACGTCATTTTCTTCAACCACAACAGCAACATTAAATTCTAATACAGCTATTAATAATAACGTGCTTCATACAATCTGCAATTTTGCCAGTACAGTTTACTTTGATGGCTATCTGGCGGAAATGAATTTGATTGACGGATTGGCATTAACTCCTACTTCATTTGGCTCATTTGATACCAACGGCGTATGGCAACCCATTAAGTATGCCGGAGCATACGGCACAAATGGTTTCTATTTAACTTTTGGCAATACGACATCTACGGCTACGCTTGGCAACGACAGTTCAGGCAATAGCAACACATGGACTGTAAACAACATCTCCCTGACGGCGGGTAGCACCTACGACAGCATGACGGATAGCCCTACGGTTACGTCTGCGTCAGTGGCGAATTATGCTACCTTTAATCCGCTTACTCAGCCATCGGCTTCTGCTTCCACTGGTTTTCTTTCCAATGGCAATCTTCATATGGTTGGGGGCGGGGCAAATTGGAATAATTCTATTTCTACTATCGCCCCCGCCAGCGGCAAATGGTATTATGAAATAACAATTACTTCAGCCACAAATCAACATCAAGCTGCATCAGTTTATCAATCAATCATGACTTCCGCTAACCTTGCTGGTTCTGCAAGCACGAACGGATGGAGTTGCCAAATTGGTGTCGGTGGAAATTCAAACTATTGGACCGGAACCCCATCTTCCGTATCAACAGCCGTCAATATGGGCGGTAACTTTGCAAGTGGTAACATTTTGAATGTTGCTGTTGATATTTCCGCTGGCAAAGTTTGGTTTGGCAGAAACGGTGTATGGTATAATATTTCTGGAACGACATTTACAAATACTGACGTTGCTGCTGGAAATGGATATGCGTTTAACAATTTAACGACGAATGTCATTACATATTTATCCGGCGGCGTTTACGTGGATGGTTCCATTGATATAAACTATGGTCAACAGCCATTCACCTACACCGCGCCAACGGGCTTTGTGGCACTGAACACCTACAACCTACCCGCACCCGCTATTGCGGCTGGCGCACCTTACATGAATGCCATTACCTACACAGGATATGGCCCACTTATTCCTGCAAGTTTAGGCACATCAACAAAGCGCAATGCTTCTACACAAAGCGTCAGCAAATCATTGCGTCTTAGAGCGTCTGCAAGTGCATATTTAAGCCGTACTATTGGGTCACCAAGCACGACAACTAATACTTTTTCCATATGGGTAAAAAGAGGAAGCCAAATCAGTTCTGCGTACAATTTTATTCTAGGTTGTACTTCCAGCAATTCGGGAATTGATTTCCAAAACCCCGGAACATCATTAAACGATACAATACAAATTCTTGATAACGGAACAAGTTACGTTGTTACAAACGCTGTTTATCGTGATCCGTCGGCTTGGACACACATTGTTGTTGTATGGGACAGCACCAATGCAACGTCTACTGAACGTGTTAGGCTTTATGTAGATGGTGTTAGAGCCACTTCACTCAGCACCGCATCTTATCCGGCGCAAAATACCGCCTTTTCATTGTTTGCAGCCAGTACGGTTCAGCAAATTGGTTCCCGTCAAAATGGCACGGTTTTGTATTACGATGGATACATAGCCGAAGTTAATTTCATTGACGGTCAAGCTTTAACTGCTGCCAGCTTTGGTCAGTATAACAGTGATAACATTTGGGTTCCTAAATCTTACACAGGCACATACGGAACCTATGGTTATTATTTGCCATTTACCAATACAACTAGCACGTCCACTCTTGTGGCGGATGCTTCTGGTAACGGTAATAATTGGACACCTAATAATATTAGCCTTACCGCTGGTACGACCTATGACAGCATGGCTGACAGCCCAACGGACTATGCGTCGGCGGGTAACTATTGTGTTTTTAATCCTTTAGACAAAGGATCAAACCTTGTTGTTGCAAGCGCTAACTTAAACGTCTCTATTGGCGGGACGGGAGGTAATGATATTGGCCGCTCTACAATAGCACTTCCATCAACAGGAAAATGGTATTGGGAAGTCACTGTTTCCGCCGTTGGCGCGGGTGTCCATATTGGTTTTATTACACCGTCAACTGTCTTAAACAGTGGCGGCGCAATTACTGGTGTTTGGTATAACCAAGACGGGACAAAAACCATAGATGGCGGATCTAGTACTGCTTATGGTGCGTCATATACTACGGGCGACATAATTGGGATTGCATATGATTCTGTTGCAAACTCAGTAACGTATTACAAGAACGGGGCAACGCAAGGCGCTATTACGGCGACAACGACATCACAAAGTTATTATCCGGCAATATTCTTGCAAACCAACTCAAATATTTGGTTTAACTTTGGTCAGCGTCCGTTCTCATACACAGTGCCAACAGGGTATTCTACGATCAATACGTATAACTTAACAGCGCCAACCTCATCATGGTTTACAAACGCAAATACCAGTGGGATTACAAGCGGCACAACGGCATACCCTGATTTTGTGTGGATCAAGGCCCGTAGTTCGGCGCAAAACCACTCCTTAACGGATACGGTGCGCGGCCCAACGCTTAACCTTATTTCCAACACAACTGGCGCAGAAGCTGGATTGTCTACGCTATTTAACGTCAACAAGTATGGTCTGACGCTAGGCAATGATGCGTCGGTTAATAGCAGCAGTTACACTGACGTTATGTGGGGTTGGCAAGCAGGTCAGGGAACACTGTCAACCAATACTAATGGCAGCATCACGTCCACTGTATCGGCTAACACGACCGCAGGTTTCTCTGTGGTGACTTATACGGGTACGGGTGCAAATGCGACCGTGGGGCATGGGTTGGGTGTTGCGCCGTCTATGATTATTGTTAAGGCGCGGTCTATTGTTGAGAACTGGCCTACTTGGCATACAGGCTTAACAAGTGCTGCGTATGTCTTGACTCTTAATACAACAAATGCACAAGCTAGCGTCCCAACTGTGTTTAACAGCACTTTACCAACATCTTCTGTTTTCAGTATTGGCACATCTACGGGGTCAGGTGGTTCAGGAACAACTTACGTCGCCTACTGCTTCGCCTCAGTAACTGGCTACAGTGCATTTGGATCATACACGGGTAATGGTAGTACGGATGGACCATTTACTTACGTTGGCTTCCGCCCACGTTGGCTGATGATTAAAAACTCATCTTCTTCTGGCGATGACTGGATATTGTTTGATTCTTCACGCAACACATACAATGTCACAGATTTGAATTTGCGCCCAAATACCAGTGCTGCTGAAAGTTCTCAATCGGCAAACTATTTAGATCTATTGTCTAATGGTTTTAAAATTAGAGGAACTTCCGCTGGAACAATTAACGCATCACAAACATACATATACGCCGCATTTGCGGAAACGCCTTTTAACTTGTCCCGCGCCCGATAGGTGAAATATGTTTTTATACAACGGCCAACGCCTTAACTTAGACCAACCTTTTACCATTGAGGATACAAACTATCCTCCAAATTGGCTGCGGGAATCCACGCCTGAAATGCGTGAAGCATTAAGTATTGTGGAAATTACATGGGAACCACGTCCAGACGACCGCTTCTATTGGGTTCAGGAAAACATGAATGGCACATACACCACGATGCCAAAAGACCTGACGCAATTAAAAGCTACCTTTACCGCGCAAGTTGATCAAATAGCGTATAGCCTGTTGTTGCCCACGGATTGGATGATTGTGCGCAAGGCAGAAACCAATGTGGCGGTTCCTGATGCCACGACAACCTACCGTGCTGCGGTCAGGGCTGATGCGCTTACCAACCGGACGGCCATAGCCAATGCTACGACTGTTGAAGAACTGATTACGGTAGTTTTCTCATTTACTTGGCCTGTGGTGCAATCATGACAAATGTAGACAATAATAACCTTGTGATTGATGGGGCGGTAGCTGTGGGCGCAATGACCCTACCTTGGTGGGCGCAAATCCTTGGCGAATGGGTTGGCTTGGCTATTTCCGTTCTGTGGCTTGGGCTTCTAGTTGTTCGTATTGGACTTGCTATTCGTGAGTGGAAAAGAGGCTAATTATGTCAATTACGACCAATCTTGCCCTAAACGAACCAGCGTATAACAGTACGTCCCCAACGTGGGATCAGCCGCTTAACTATAATGCCACCATCCTTGACCAGATGTTTGGCAATACGACTGGCGTGTCTGTTAGCACCAGCGGTACGCCTACTTATACTAACATTACTGCGCCAAGTTCCACGGCAGCGGGTTCCACATCTCAGGCCATGCGGTTTAACTTGACGGGTGCTTTGGCGGCTAACCAGACCGTGCTTTTGCCACAAAGCGTGGCAGGTATGTGGATTGTTACCAACAACACGACTGGCTCTTATACGGTAACGGTTGGCTCTAATAACGGAAGCAATGCGTCAGCGGGTACTACGGTTGCACCGCCACAGGGATTTAGCATCTTACTTTATTCAGACGGAACAAACGTCAAAAAGGCGGATGATGGTATTCTAAGTTCTGTTACGGCCCTTACTCTTACGGGCAATTTGGTTGTAGGCGGCACGTCTACTTTTAACGGGACATCTACCTTTAATGGTTCCGCATCCACTTTGGCTGCAATCATACAAAATGCGGCAGAACCAGCCACAATTACCGCGACTTCTGCGACCGGAACGATTAACTTTGACGTTCTTACGCAGTCTGTATTGTATTACACCACAAATGCCAGTGGCAATTTTACATTAAACTTCCGTGGTAACGGGTCAAATACGCTTAACTCCATATTGTCCACGGGTCAGGCGCTTACGTGTGTGTTTATTAACACCAACGGCTCAACGCCTTATTATGCGTCTGCCTTTACTATAGACGGAACGTCCGTAACCCCTAAGTGGCAGAACTTGGTTACTCCATCGTCTGGCAATGCAAGCGCGTTGGACATTTACACATTTGCCATTATTAAAACTGGGTCTGGTACGTATACCGTTCTGGCTGGATTGGTGGGATATGCGTAATGAAATTTACGTGGGAATTTCCGCAGTTTATCGTTAGCCCAGAATATGATGGCCTAGCTAATGTAGTTACGGCCATTAATTGGGTATGCACGGGTACAAATGGCATAAATACTTCATCTGCGTCGGGTACAGCTAATTTAGGCTCACCAAATCCGGCAGAATTTGTTCCTTATGCAAGTATTACTCAACAAATGGCCTATGCTTGGGTGTCGGGTTGCATTAGTATGCCGGGCGTTGAGGCACAAATCGCCTCACAAATTAACTTGTTGAGCCAAACAACGTCACAAACACAAAACCCACCATTTTAAGAGGATTCAATGGAAAACCTTGAACTTGACCTTAAACTTACCGTTGCTCACGTTAACACTGTGCTTAAGCATCTTAGTGCTGGTGTCTATTCTGAAGTTGCTGACCTTATTACTCTTTTACATGGTCAAGCAAAGCCTCAGGTTGAGTCGGCCAATCCTGCTCCGGCTGCGCCAGAAACTCCAGCCGCTGAATAATATGGATTAAATATGGACCCGTTTACGCTTAT